TAAATTCAAAGTATGTTGTCCCTTCACCTGCTGCAACATTTGATTGTGTAGCGATTACAGTACCACCAAAATCTTCAACAAACCAATTTGTTTCGTAATCAGATTTATATGTGTAAGTTATTCTATAAGTTGTGGATGCACTCAGGTCTGTAAAAGCATAACAACCGATTGCTGTTGAACCACCCTGAGTTTGCACCTTCAAGGCTTTTTCCGTTGTATCGTGAAAAACAAATCTCGGTGGTTGTGGGTTTGCGTGAAACCAAGCCCCTACGCTTGAATCAAAGGTTGAATTATCCCCTGATAACAACGAATCACCCAAAACACCTTGTGTCTGTTGGAAAGCTAACGAAGTGCTTAGTTTATCAAATATTTTTTTACCTATAACTGCAAACATATCTAAAACCCTGCTTGTTTAATTAGTTTGTTTATCATCTTATCTAAGTCTTTTTCAGCCTGTAAATAAATGGTTTGTTCCATTCGTTTTCCTGTTTCCTTAAATACATCTTTTCGTGGTGCTTGTTGTTTGTTACCTTTTATTTGCATAGCAGCTAAATTGTAACTATTAGCACCCTTAACCTTGATAGGTGTTGTTCTCTTTTTAATTGGACCAACGTACAGACCAGGCGATTTACTTTTCCTTGCTGTAATTACTCCTATTGTTGACCAAGTTGGTTTTCTTGATCCATCACGTTTTCTGTTAAACGTGTTAAATTCTTTTTTATAAGCAGCCTGTACAGCCCTTACAAGTTTGTTTGCTGCAGGTCTTAATGCTTTGTTTATTTGTGTGCGAGATTGCCTAGCTGAATACCCTAACTTCTTTAATGAAGCTCGAACATCATCCACTCCCTGAACGGATATGCGAAAGTTTTTCTTCTTAGTTGCTTTACCTTTATTAGCCATAACTAAACAGGGTTATCAGTTGCTAAGTCTTGTTTAACAAAAACCTCAATAAATTCTTTTCGTGGGTCTATAACAAACCCTAAAATTTCGTATTCTTCACTTGTGCTTGTTTCTATGATAGTCCAATCAGCTTTTATAGCCTTAGTTTCGCTGCTATACCTAATTGTATAAACGAATCTACCATAAGCCTGTAATTCATCTCCTTCAAACTTTTCTTCAACATCTCTAAGCGACTTGACATTCTTATTAGCCCAAACTGTTGCCACCGTTGAATCAACGCTTGTAACACCACCAAAACCATCCTGAGTGTAAGTTTTCTCCTTAAAGGTAATTCTTTGATTAAATTCCCCTGCTTTTATTTTTGCAATGAAAGCCATATCTTAATGGAAACATTTATAAGGTTGTAGCAATATCTCAGATGCCATTGGGAATCTTCGTTTCCTGTCCTCTCTAAAGTAATACATATCAGCTACAATCAATTTAATAGCTTGTTGTATAGCC